GCACATGACGATGATGTCGATGCCATGAGCCAAGCGCTCAACCGCTTCATGATGCAAGTCACGCCTCAAATTCGTGAACTTGGTTAAGAGAAACTGGAAAGGGGGTGAACGAAATCAATAAGTTCAAAGCGGTAAAAACAGATTTTATGACAAAAGCGACAGCGGTTCACTCCGCGATTTATGCGTCGCAGTTCAATACGCCGCAATGGGGTTCCGCTAAGTATGATCGCTTAGCTAAGGACGGACACAATGCCAACGTATGGGTGTATGCCTGTATCAATGCCATTGCAACGTCTTCAGCGGACGTTCCGCTCCTATTGTACGAACGCAAAGGGAAAGAGAAGGTCGAAATCGAGGAGCACCCATTGCTTGATTTACTTAAAAAACCGAATGATTTTCAGTCAGGTCGAGAATTACGCGAGGAATGGGCACGTTATTTGCTCCTATCTGGTCGTTCATTCATCGAGAAGACACAGGGGCTTTCGAACGTCGCGGAGCTGTGGGCGTTACGTCCGGATTGGATTGCTCCAGTACCAAGTACGCAAGACATGATTGGCGGGTATTTATTCCGCGCTGAAGGTGGATCGGACAAGCAACTCCGAGCGGATCAGGTCATGATGTGGAAACTATTTGACCCACTCAGTACGCTGGATGGTCTCGCACCACTTCAAATTGCATCTCGCATCGTGGATATGGATGCGGCCGCGAATGATTGGAACAAAGCCTTGCTCGATAACGGGGGCAGTCCACCGGGAGTTATTACGACAACAGGCACACTGAACGAAACGACATTCCAGCGGATGAGTTCACAGATTCGAAAAATGTTCGGCGGTCGCCGGAACGTCGGGAAGTTTCCGCTCCTCGAGGGCGGGTTGACGTACCAGTCGACAGGGCTATCCCCGAAGGACATCATGTTCAAGGATTTAAAGCTCATGAACCGTATCGAGATTTGTGCAGCATTCAACGTCCCTCCTGAGATTGTCGGGGATGGACAGAACAAGACCTATTCGAATTACCAGGAAGCGCGAGCATCATTCTACGAGGAGACGATCCTTCCCATGACGGGTAAATTCATCGACACGTTGAATACACAGCTCGTCCCGCTTTTTGGTGACAATCTATTTTTTGAAATTAACCTCGACAAAGTTGAAGCGTTGAAAGAGAACACAGATTCTAAGTGGAAGCGGATCAACGAAGCGGTCAGAGAAGGCATCTTAACGCCGGACGAAGGACGAGAAGAACTGGGCTACGGTCCGAAGAATGGGAAAGCGGCTAAATTACGCGAACCTGTGGCGCGTGTCGGCTCTCAGAATAATACGGAGGGTCAAGATAGCGGCAAGGCGCAAGCGGGGCACACGTCGAGCGACAACCCTTTTGACGCCGGCATCGATTCACTTAAATCCATCCTCCAAATACTCGAGACAAAAGATTCCACCGAGGATGAGGATGCTGCCTATTTTGCATTAATCGAAAACGAACGATCGTCTTTTTATAAAGCCGCTACTAAGCAAATCACGCAGCGGTTAGCGGAAGAAGGGGAGGCAATCGTCAAGGCAGTCCGGACAGGTGGCATGGAAGCCTTCGAAAAAGAGATGGACATCCAAGAGGAGAAGTGGAATCTGACCATTACCGCTATCTATACTGGAACGATCACTCATTTTGGAAAGTGGGAGTACGACCTGCTCAAAGCGGAATACGATGCCAAGTCAGGAGAAGGAGCCTTCGAGAAGAAGTTCTTCGGTCGTGCCTTTACAGCGGCCAGACAAGCCATTCAGAAGTTCATCGGTGAAACATCCGTCTACGCGGTCACTAAGATTAACGAGTTCACACGGGAAACACTCCGCTCTGTCATCAGTAGCGGTGTTGATCGCGGGCAATCGTTTCTGTCGATTAGCAAGGACATTCAAAAGATTTACGGTGGCAAGTTTGGTCCGCGTCGCGCCATCATGATCGCGCGGACGGAAATCGTCAGTGCATCGAACTACGGGGCGCAACAAGGCGCACTTGCTACTGGATTAGAGCTCGAAAAGAAATGGGTGACGACGTTAGACGGTCGCCAGCGCGATTCTCACAATGATTGTCATGCCCAAGTACGGGATATGGACAAACCTTATGATGTGGGCGGTTATCCCGCTCGTTTCCCCGGTGATCCTAAACTACCGGCTAAGGAGCGGATCAAATGCCGATGCGCGGAAAAACATAACGTAAAGGAGTGAAGACATGACGATTATCAGCGGAACAGGAAGCGGACCGCTCACGCGAAGCATCCTGCGAGTGCTCGAAATGGAGCACAAAGCGCCTAAACAACCAGAAGTCGAAATGAAGAGCCATGACTTTGAATTCAAGGCTTCTGACGACGAAACAAATGTCATCGAAGGATATGCTGCTACATTCGGCGGTAGTCCGGATAGTTATGGGGACATCATCAAACAAGGAGCGTTCAAGAAAACGCTCAAAGAGAACGGCGACCGGGTCAAGTTCCTGTGGGCACATAACTGGAATGAAGTCATTGGTCGAGTAATTGAAGCGCGGGAAGACAGCAAGGGACTGTTCATCAAGGTCAAAGTCAGCGATACACAGCGCGGCCGAGATACGATGACGCTGATCAAAGACGGTACCATCGACCGCATGTCAATCGGTTATCGCACGATTCAATATGATTACGACAACACGACAGGCGTTCGAACACTGAAGGAAGTCCGACTATTCGAAGTGTCCGCTGTCCCGATTCCAGCAAACGAAAACGCAGTCATCACCGGAGCCAAGAACGACAACTTGTATGGTGACGATTCAACGGGCAATGCCATGGATGCCATCACGGAGTTAGTAGCGGACGTCAAAGCAGGAAAAACAATTTCCGCTAAAACGAAGACAGCTATTGTGACAGCTATCGAAGACTTAAAATCCGCACAAGGGTCATTAGAAACGCTATTAGACGCGGTGGACAATTCCGAAGACGAAGAACCGGACGATGCAGCTAAAGCGAAACAACTCGCGGACATGGTCAAATCTTTCATGCAAGACGCAGAAATCAAACCAGCACTATCCCGCTGATCGCGGGCATGCACTTTTATCACTAGAGCCGCAGACGCACTCGAAGCCGACTGGAAGCCGCATGAGGAATATCGGACAAAACAAAAAAACAAAAGGGAGCAAAACACTCATGAAAAACCAGAAAACAGTCAATCGTTATCCATTATCACTCAAAGGAATGGGCAGCGGCACCGGGATTCAGTTCTTCTCCGGCTCTAGTGACGAACTCAAATCACAACTTACAGACATGTTGGCAAAGTTCGGTGAAGCAAAAAACACGCTTGAACAGGAAGCGCAGAAATTCGGTACAGCTTCTGAGGAAACGAAAGCAAGCTATGAAGCGCTTAAAAATACGGTTGATGACATGCAGCGGAAATTCGATAAAGCAATTGCAAATAGCAACCGCGCCAACGAGCCAGGTGGCTTGACGGACGAACAGAAAGCTCAAAAACAACTTGAAACGAAAGCATTCTACAACTTCATGCGTCGTGGTCGTGCGGAAATGAACACTGAAGAGCGGAAAGCACTCGTCGAGGATGAAGAGGGACGCATCATTGTTCCGGAAGAACTCGACAAAGAAATTGAACGCGAATTGCCGAAGCTCACGATCTTCCGTCAGCTGGTTAACATCCGTAAAACATCGTCAGATCGGATCCGCAAACGTAGCATGAACGAATTGACTGTCGGATGGGGCAAGCTCGAAACAAGCCCGAAAACGGCATCTGACTTCGAATCATCTCTTAAAGCAGCGGAACGTTATATCTACGTTGAAAACTTGAACGGTCTTACTAAAATCGGTCTCGATGAATTGGAAGACACGGATATTCAATTGCAGACATATCTCGGTGCATCGTTCGCACTTGCCGCTGCTGGTGAAGAAGACAAAGCGGTTCTCGTCGGTAAGGGTCACGATCAGGAACAACCGGAAGGCATCCTGACGAACACAAAAGTCCCGCGTAAAGAAACCGCGGCAATCGGTACAGTCACGACAGACGATTTAATCGACCTGTTTTATACAGTTCCTGCTCAATACCGTAAGAACGGAACATTCGTCTTGCCGTCATACCTCGAGCAAACAGTCCGTAAGTTCAAAAACGCGGACGGAGACTACATCTGGCAGGCGGCCATCACACAAGGCACGCCGAACCAGTTGCTCGGATGCCCGGTTTATACGCAGGACGACTTTGCACCACAAGCGGAAGGCGCGGAAATCGCAGTCTTCGGAGACTTCAAGCAAGGTTATACGCTTGTTGACCGCGCGGGTTCTTCTATCCAACGTTTGAACGAGCTGTACATCGAAGACGATCTTATCGGGTTCAAATACAAAAAACGTGTCGGTGGTGGCGTAGACAAGCCGAAAGCCTTCGCAATCCTGAAAGTGAAAGCAACCGCTTAATCAAAACAGTAGGAGGGATTTTTGATGTCTGATCAACAAGTCAAAGTCCTCAGCTCCTCATTGGGAACTTCCTCGGGTGTTCATCACTCGGGGGATGTCCTCACTGTGAGCGAGGCAGTAGCAGAAAGCTGGGTTCAAAACAAATTAGCGGTGTATGAGCCTCCGCTGATCCAAACACCTGAAGACAAATTGCCGAATCTCGATACTCCAGAGGACAAAGTTCCTCCGGTTGATGATCCAGAGGGCAAACTACTGGAACTCGAAACGCCGGAAGACGATGCTCCTCCAGTCGAAACAGCGGGTGACAAACCAGCTGAAGAAGAAGCGAAACCAAAAACGAAACGCGCTCCTAAAACGAGCAAATAAGGAGGCACACGATGCTGAAAGTGAACGCACTCACGACTGTTCAACGAATCGAAGCGGAACTGGGGCTCGAGGAAGACAAACAGTCATTCATCGAAGAAGCGATCAACACAGCGAGCTCGATCATCGAATCGTTTTGTAATCGAAAGTTCGCATTACGCGGACACTTGGACGTCATTCCGGAAGAAGAAATCGAACACGTTTGTGAGCAGTTCCCGCTGCGTCGTGTCATTTCTCTTAACGGCAAAGAAATGGTGGACCCGTTCTTCCAAGAATCTGGCGTCATTTACGAGAAGTTCCCCGCTCGAAGCCGGCTTTTATACGAAGCGGGTTACATTACACCAGCCATGGCTTCAGAGGAGCGGATATGTGACCTGCCACCCGATCTCGAGCAGGCTTGCATTGATTTAGTGAAATACGTGTACACCGACGACGAGGACGCTTCAGAGCGTGAGGTGGCCGCCGCTGCCTTAACACTCAAATCATTCGAACTCGGTGACATGAAGGCAGCACTCGCAACCAGTGGGGGAACAAGTGAGTACGTTCCTGCTGACATCCAATCGTTATTACGACCTTATCGAAAGTCGGCACTCGGATGAGAGCCAAGATGAACGGTCGTTTAGAGCGGAACCGACGCAAGGTCATGCAGACGGTCGCCAAGTCGCTCCTTCAGGACGAGGCATTGATCTTCAAAAAGGTCGCTGTCCGGAACAAAGGAGAGTACAACGAAAAGTTTGTACTGATCGAGCGGGTTGCTGCTCATTTCTACACGGTATCGCGTTCAGGCGCTTCCCTGAACAATATCGCCATCGAAAACGGGCAGGAGGAATCGGAATCGTTACTCCGCGTCACGATGCTCAAACCAGTCGGAAAGACCGCTGACCGCGTCATTCCTGTCATTCGCGGAATGGTAGGGGGACGAGAAGGCAATGAACTGTACGAGCTCATGGAGACTCCGCTCGACCCGGCAAAAGAAGGTATCACATACGAGGCGCCAATCAAGCTCATGGACATTCCTTATGAAGTCGTTACGAAGGGAGAAACCATGGAGCTGGTCATTAAGGGGGCGACGTAATTGAAAGTAGCAAGTTCCTTCCGGATGATCTCACATACCGAGGAAGTGAAGCATGAACTGATCGCAAGAGCGAAAAAGAATGTTGTGGCTGCCACGATGGAGCTCCGAAATTCGCTGATTGATACGGTCAATCAACAAGGGACCGGGAAGAAATATCCGATTCGTCCGGAGACCGGTCGTCTCGAGAAGGTTCAAATCACCAATAAGCTGGGCAGGAAACAGACGGTCACGAAGTTAGTCGGTGCCAAAATGCACCAAGCCTCTTCCCCGGGCGCACCACCCGCTGTCTTGCGCGGACAACTGAAGTCCTCGTTCCAGTACGAATTTGAAGAGAAGGATGACATGTACCGCGGATATGTCGGACCGGTCAACGTGATCTATGCCAAGGCGCTCGAGTTTGGGTTCGTCGGCAAGGATCGCGAAGGCAGGTATCACAATTTGAAGGCACGTCCTTACATGGCACCTACCTGGCACCTGAAGAAAGCGGAGATGCAGGAAATTTTGAAACGAGGTGCCCGCTGATGCGTTTGTACTCACTGGACATCGTTCAAGAAATTATCGAAGCAGAACCAAGCATTACAGCGCTTCTCGGAACGTTCCCCGTTTACGACGAGGCGACGCAACAAGAGCGTGAGTTTCCGAACGTAGCCCAAGACGTCGTTCCGGATGGCATGAGACGACCTTATATCGTCCTCCGTGAAGAAGCGGACACGATGGCCGCGAACGATCTTTTCGGAAATGCCTTGGTCTCCGTCGACGTGTACGTCGAAGGCGGCCGTGGTCTTGCTTTAGAAATTGCCGGAAAGGTCGAGAAGTTATTCCGGAACAAACATTATGCGGACAGTCCGGACGGAATTGGCACTGGGGCGCGGAAGTCACTCGTCCGCTCCTCTCTGAACGTCCCGCAACCGGACCCTTCCGTGAAATGCCGGAATATCAAGATTGATCTTCACTATGTTCGAAATGATTTACTTGTCGATTAACGACAACACAAAGAGGAGGACAAAAAAACATGTATGAAATGATGAATGGTCTGAATGGACGGTCAGCGGAGAACTTGGTAATTGGACCGGGGCTTTTGACGAAAGGATTTAACCTTGCACTTTTCAACCCGGACGACCGCTCGACATGGGGCG